CCACCACCCCCACCACCCCCACCTCCAGGTGGTTCTATGCCGCCTAGTTTAGGTGAATCAACTTGGGGTGATTTTGCGGATGATGTTATTAAAAACACGGCGTTAAAATATATGAATAAAAAAGCCATAAATAACGAGAGTAAATATTTAACAGATAATTTAGTAGAGAATACATTGTCAAGTTATTTCATGGAAAGTGTTGATGAGAGGAGATACAATAAAAAAGTTTTACAAGACCGTTATTCATCAGTATTAAAAGAAATAAATAAATTTTCTGAAAATGATTTACAGCGTGAATCTGCAACAAAATTTGCGTTTAGAAATAGTGATGCCAAATTAATAGGAAAATCAAATAAAAATAATTTGATTTTTGAACTTAATGGATCGCAATATAAGATAACACCAAAAGGTAGTGTTTTATGAGTTTATTGATTTTTGTTAATGGGTTAGGAACAAATTATAAAGGTGACAATATCTATGAGTTTATTTTTTCTGACACAATAGAAGATATTTGGGATGATTCTTGGGATCATAAACCATCGAATGGATATCCAAAACCTCCAGATATTGATTACATATCCAGTGTTGCAGTATTAAAAAATTTTGACATAGAATTAGAATTAATACAGAACTCAGATTTTTTTAGTATGTCAGATAGTATTGATGGTGTGATTGCTTTAGCTTGGGAAAAGGATAATGAAACCATTGATTTTAATAAAAAAACTAGACTTGTTTTTAGATATGGAGATACCTTTGAACAAGTTAGCGATAAACTCTACGAAAGAGATATAATTCTTGAATTAGAAAATAAATTACAACATGAAAACAAATAGGTATAGAAATTTGATTAATTTTGGGATCAGCCCAAAAACCCTAATGTCTCTTAGCGAATCGGAAATTAGAGCATTACATTCGTCTTTAATTGAAGCCTCAACTCAGGATCAAAGAATAAGACAAACCACATATACACCATCAGAAGTTACTGGATTAAAGAACAAAAATCAGGGTCTAAATGTTAATGGTGAGGTATCCTTAAAAAGCGATGGAAGTATGGTTGTAAACCAACGACTTGAAAGTGAATTACGTGAAAGTAGGAAAAAAGGTAAAAACCCCTGGGCTATATGCACGGCAGAAATGGGTAAACAATTTGGAACTCCCGACAGAAGCGAATGGACTAAAGCTCAAAAAGCTAAATATGAAAGATGTGTAAAAGGTGCTAAAGTCGCGATTAAAGAAGGTAGAGATCCATCTGAATTTATTCTAGAAAATAGAATAATGGAATTAGTTGACAAAAAGATAAATAATGCTAATGATTCTTTATCAAAAGGTGAACTATTAAGAATAATTGAAAGAAAAATGTCTAGAAGCGGGCCAGAAATCGCAGAACCTGAGGTTAAGCCAAAAACTAAGCCAAAACCAAAAGAAACTCCAGATAAACGTCCAAGCCCATTTAAGCCACCAAAGGAAGCACCAAGACCAAAACCTAAAGGTAAATCCCGACGTAATTGGAATATGTATGAGACTGAAGAAATTGCTGAACCTGAGGTTAAGCCAAAAACTACACCAAAGCCAAAGCAAAATCCGAAAGAAACTCCAAGCCCATTTAAACCGCCAAAAAAAGCCCCAAGGCCAAAACCTAAAGGTATGGGTGGAAGAAGAGAGATGAGAGAAAATAAACCATCAAAAGCTAATAATTTTGGATTACCTAGTTGGTTAACATTTAGATCATTAAACAAATTACGATAATGAAAAAACATATTAAAGAAGCTATTGACTATAGTGGCTTACGGCCTTCAGAAAGAATAGATAAAAAATCTGAAACTCGCTTACGTGATAAAAGTTTTCCGTTGGCTAGAAACAAAGCATTCCCTGATGTTAAACAAGGTGAAATTCCATCTAATTTTGCTGAATTACTCGCATCAGAATCTTTTAGAAATACGATACAAAAGCTAAAACAGTATACTGGATTAGAAGAAATTGATTCTTCACAAACAACTGTGTATACTTTATACAGTATATTTGCCAGATCATATCAAAAAATACTTGAAATTGAAAGTGAGCATAAAGAGTATTTAGAAGATCTAGCTGTAGATATTATTCAAAGAGAATTTGGAATTTCCTCTGATGATTTAGAGCTAAGGCCAGAACTTATAACAGGTGATGGTGTAATTCGTGATAAGATCGATTTTGAAGAAATAGAAATAAATAATGAAGAGGCTGTAACATATTTTTCTAATTCAAAAAAACATTCTGACGATTTACTTAGAAATGTTAAAGCGATAGACGATGCTACAGAAAATTTTAATCTGGAGGTAGAAAAACGTAGACTTGTTAATAGTATAATTCACGGAGCAGCTAGAAGAGGTGAAAATTTATTTCATTTGCTTAGAGATGAGTTAAATGCTATAGACCCTCAGCTATTTAATTTATATTGTATTGTAATGGCATACAATAGATATACGTACTGGATGTATGATATTGATCATTTACAGGACCTCATGTCTAATGGTGGATCATTTACAGGTATTGTTAAAGTTATTGACAAAGATGATGAAGAAGGCGGTGATGAAGGTGATGAAGGTGATGAAGGTGATGAAGAATATGCTAATGAAGGTTCTAATATTGCAGTTCATGCTAAAGCAACAATGTTTCCTGTCCTATTGCACGAATTAGTTAAAGGTGTTTACGATGTTTTAGGTATGTCCAGTTTACCTTTAGGTACTGCCGGAGAATTAGTTGTTAAGAAGGCTGATGATCCTAGAGCAGAAATATGGGATTTAAGACTAGGTGAAGAAATTTATAGTAGAATTATGAAAGCGTACCCTAAAGAACTTTTTGATGAACAAAAAAGGTATTTACAACACTTTCTAACTCAAAGATTTTTTTCATTGCCAGCTAATGAATTTTTAGCTTTAGCTAAATTGCTTTTAAGCGGGTCAGCATCTGGCGCAAATATGTTGCAATCTATGGTTAATGAAATCGTTGAAAATTTAAAACAATATGAATCGGCGGAAGATCCTGAAGAAAATAAATTCACGGGGTTTGATTTTGATGATGATGATGACGATTTAAGCTCTATATAAAATATGTCAATAACTAAAGAACATTACATATTAGAATATACTAAGTGCGTCAAGGATACTCCTTACGCACTTAGTACTTATTTACAGACATATGACAACACTGTTTCTAGATATGTTCCATTAGAATTATTTCCTGATCAAATATCATTAATAGAGGATTATGAAAATTACAATGAAAATATTGCATTAAAATATAGACAAGCCGGAGTTTCAACTGTTACAGCGGCTTGGGCTTCAAAAAAAATAGTTTTTGCATCAAAGAAAAAACCTGAAAAAATCCTTATTATCGCAAATAAATTAGAGACAGCGATTGAGATGTCAAATAAGGTTAAATCTTTTATATCTCAATGGCCAAAATGGATGGGTATTGATTTTTCAAAAGATAAGAATTCTCAGAGACATTATAAATTATCTAATGGATGCGAAGTAAAAGCTGTTGCAACGTCAAAAGACGCATTAAGAGGTTACACTCCAACAGTATTAATATTCGATGAGGCTGCGTATATTGAAGCTGACGGAGATTTTTGGTCTGCATGTATGGCATCACTTTCAACAGGTGGTAAAGTTATCGTAATCTCGACACCAAACGGTTATGACCCGATATACTATGAAATTTATGACCAGGCTCTCAGAAATATGAATAATTTCAAAATATCTGAGATGTTATGGTATAAAGATCCTAGATATACAAAAGATCTTAAATTATTGAAGATTGAAAACGCAATTAATTATATCCTAAATAAAGAAGATTATCCTGATATTGAAATAATTGAGTATTCTAGTGTACCTTATAAGGAACGTAATTTTGACGAAATTAAAGAAAAAATTTCAGATGGATTTAAACCTTATTCAACATGGTATGAAGGGATGATCCGAAAATTTAAGTTTGACAGGCGTAAAGTTTCTCAAGAATTAGAGTGTAACTTCTTAGGTTCTGGTGATAACGTCTTTGAATCTAATTTATTACAATCTGTCAGGCATAATATGATTCGTGAACCCATTAATAAGTTAATGGGTAACTCATTATGGTTATGGAAAGAGCCTGTTGCTGGCCATAGATATATTTTAGGATGTGATGTCTCTAGAGGTGACTCAGAAGACTTTACATCAATAGTTATTATTGATTTTGATGAAAGAGAACAGGTCGCGGAATACATTGGTAAGATACCTCCAGATGTTGCAGCAGAAATTGCCTATAAATGGGGTACTATGTATAGTGCTTTTATTGTTGTTGATATAACTGGTGGTATGGGTGTGTCAACATCTAGGAAATTACAAGAAATGGGTTATAGTGGCTTGTATGTTGATGGTATTGATTTTAGTAATAAATGGAAATATGACCCTAAAAGTTTGGACAAAATACCTGGAATAAACTTCAATAGCAAACGAGTTCAAATAATATCTGCATTCGAGGAAGCTATGCGTCATGGATTTAAGGTATACAGCACTCGCCTATTGAATGAAATGAATACATTTATATATATAAATGGGCGACCTGATCATCAAAAAGGCCATCACGATGATTTGATCATGGCAATATCTATGGCTATTTTTGTCGGCGAAAATTCTTTTACCAAACTTACTAAAGTTAACGAACAAACTAAAGCTATGATTGATTCTTGGCAAGTTACCGACAATCAATCAATATCTAAGAATATTGCCTTTAATCCTGTTTTACCTGTAGGAGCGATAAATCCTATGACCGCGCAAAACGAGGCGACAAAAAATGATTATATTAAATACAGTTGGTTATTTGGTGGTAAATATTAATATTTAAAAACCGAAAAATATGATTATATTTATATTTATAATTATAACATATTTAATATGGAAAATAACCAAGAAAAATTAACGATTTGGCAAAGACTATCACAAACATTCGGGCCAAATTCTCTTTTAAACCAGGATTACCCGGTTTACAAATACGATAAAAAAGAATTATTAAAGACAAAAGATAAAGATGAGTTTGAACTTGCTAAGTTACAAGCTCAGCAGACAATGTATTTGTCTGCACAGTGGACAAAGATAGAAAATAACCTATATACACAAGGTGTTTATTTTGAACCAACAAGGTTAGCTTCATATTATGATTATGAGTCAATGGAATACACTCCAGAAATTTCTGCGGCATTGGATATATATGGTGAAGAATCTACTACAGCGGATCAAAATGGTTTCATATTACAAATATATTCAGAATCTAAACGAATAAAATCAGTATTAACTGATTTATTTAATAATGCTTTAGATATTAATACAAATTTAGCAATGTGGACGAGAAACACATGCAAATATGGTGATAATTTTGTCTACCTAAAATTAGACCCAAATAAAGGTGTTGTTGGATGTTTTCAATTGCCAAATATTGAAATAGAAAGGATAGAAAAAAGTATGAAGGGTAAAGCTGCGTTGGACAACACAGGTACCGAACAGAAAGCTTTAAAATTTAGTTGGAAGAATAGAGACTTAGAGTTTAATACCTGGGAAATTGCGCATTTTAGATTACTTGGTGACGATCGTAAATTACCATATGGCACATCTATGTTAGAAAAGGCTAGAAGAATTTGGAAACAGCTATTGTTATCTGAAGATGCTATGTTAATTTATAGAACATCAAGAGCACCTGAAAGGAGAGTATTCAAAGTTTTTGTCGGTAACATGGATGATAAAGACGTCGAACCATATGTACAGCGTGTTGCCAATAAGTTTAAACGTGATCAAGTTGTTGACAACAAAACAGGTAATGTCGACTTGAGGTTTAATCAAATGGCTGTAGACCAGGATTATTTTATACCTGTTAGAGAGGCAAACGCTAGTAGTCCAATCGAAACTCTTGCAGGGGCTTCCAATTTATCAGAAATAGCTGATATTGAATACATTCAGAAAAAATTACTTACAGCATTACGTGTACCAAAAGCTTTCTTAGGATTTGAAGAAGTTGTTGGTGAAGGTAAAAATTTATCTTTGCAAGATATTCGATTCGCAAGAACTATTAATAGAATACAAAAATGTATGTTAGCAGAATTAAATAAAATTGCTATCATTCACTTATTTTTATTAGGATTCGAAGATGAATTGACAAATTTTACGTTAGGACTAACTAATCCTTCCACACAAGCTGATTTATTAAAAATCGATGTATGGAAAGAGAAAATTATGCTTTATAAAGATGCTGTAAGCCCTATTGAAGGCATCGCACCAACATCAGTTTCTTGGGCTAAAAAGCACGTTTTAGGGTTTTCAGATGAAGAGATTAAACTTGATTTGCAGCAACAAAGATTAGAAAAAGCAGTTGGTGCCGAATTAATTAATACAGCAACAGTTATCATTAAAACAGGTATATTTGATACTGTTGATAAGTTGTATGGAACAACTAGTGGTACTACGCAAGGTGCTCAAGCTGCACAACCACCTGGTGGTGATTTAGGTGGATTTGGGGCCGATCTTGGAGGGTTAGGTGGCTTTGGCGGAGGCCTTGGTGGCGAAGTTGGCGGAGCTGCAACTCCTGCTGCACCTGCTCCGGCTGGAGGAGAAACTGGTGGCGGCGGCCTTTTTGGCGAATCAGATGAAAGTGAGAAAGACTTATTAAAAATTTTGCTAGAGAATGACGATTTATTAACCGAAGACACTATCATTGATTTATCTAAAGGAAAAAATTCTTTAGGTGAAATTGAGTCAGCATTAGATAAACTTTTAAATAGCAAATATTTATAGTTAAAAATAAAATTATGAAATTTGGAGCATTAAAATCTAAAATAGAGGAAAAGTTAAATAACTCATATATCAATGAAACTTTTAATAAGGAAATCAAAGTCTTTAATCATTTAGTTTTGGAGAAAAAAAATGTGGCTAAAGCGTATTATTTATACGACGAGTTGTCTAAGCCAAAAGGATTTGATACTGATTATGCTAAGGATTATTTGAATGAGTGTATAGAACAGTATGAAAATATTTTCATATCTGAAAGTACTCTAAAAAAAATAGAGAACTGGGTAAAAGATATTAAAGTAAAAAATAAGTACAATCATATTGATAATGTCTTCAACAAAGATTCAATTTTAATTGAGAGTATTATAGACAGTAAAAAATTAATACTTGAAACCTTGGTATCAACTAAAGTTGAGATTAAAAAGTCCGCGTTACCTCATGAATATGTTGTAACAGCAGCTAAAGAATCTTTATCAAAATATCTAGACACATTAAACGAGTCACAGTTATTAGAGATTAAAAAGTATAAGTCACTTTCAGAGTCAGATTTAAAATCTAGATATGATGTTCTAAGCGAGATGGCTATAGAGAAACTTAATTTGCTATATGAAAACAATGATTCTGAAACTAAAGATAAGATCTCTAGCACAATAGAAAGAATTAAGAATGATGAACCAAATGCAATAACTCTATATAAGTTAAAGCAACTTACTGAGAGTCTTTAAATTTTTGTTTGTATTTTGCATTTAAAAGATCATTTCGTCTTTTAACCGATTTTTTTACGTATTCTTGCCTTTCTTTAAGTTTTTCGTTCTGTTTTGAACGAATTACTTTACCTTTTAATATTTTTAAGGCCTTGTCTATGTTTTGGTTTTCAGATATTTTAATTATGAACATATTCAATATATATTATTATGTTTTATTTTTTTGACAAATGTGTATTTTTTTTTTACATTTTTTAAAAAAGAATGAAGAAAGGTAAAAATATTAAAATAAACGGTTATGATAGGTTTAAGATTAATTATGGTACCGTTGATTGTAAAGATTTTAAATCAGTATTTCTTAATATACAGACATGGGCTGAGCCGATAGATCACATTGAAAATCCGACAAAAGCAGTAATGTCTTTGACAAAATCAATAAAATATACAATATTCGATAATATTTGTGACGAAACCTTTGAGAATAGATTTATCGTGGATTTAGACCTCCGATCTAGTGGAATACAATATGGTAAAAAATCGTTTCTAAATTTAGAATGTGTTTTTTTCATTAAGAATGAACAAATAGCTTTTAAATCGAATGAAATAAAATCAACGATTAAATCAATTGTTGATTCGATTTTATCAAATAATTTCATAAAAAATAAACAATTTAATTTTTACAACAGGAAAATTGAATAGACAAACATATTTATATCTATAAATTAGATGTAAATATGAAAATATTAGGACCGAATGATTTAGGCACTGGTATACTAATAGAATATGACGCAGGGTATGTTTCACCAACAGAAAGATATAACACCCCATTAATAAGAGAAGGTAAAGATCTTTTAGATTATTCAAAACCTTTTGAATTATATGCGGTATTACAAAAAAGTGATACACCGAATAGAAATGGTAGGGTATACCCAGATAAATTATTAAAGCGTGAAATAGATAATTACAAAAAAGCCATTTCTAAGAATACGGCATTATCAGAGTTAAATCATCCAGAATCATCTCTAGTTGATTTAGATAGAGTTTCACACATGATAACAGATATTTGGTGGGAAGGTCCAAATGTTGTTATGGGCAAACTTCGACTACTAACAACACCAGGATTTCACGAAAGAGGTATTGTTTCAAGTAAAGCCGATTTAGCTGCAAATTATTTAAGACACGGGGTTACGTTAGGTATCTCTTCAAGAGGTGTTGGATCGTTAGTTAAAAAAGGTGAACAAAATCATGTACAAGATGATTTCGAATTAATATGCTTTGACTTAGTTTGGTCCCCATCTACGCCAGGTGCTTACTTATTCCACAATAAAGATGATAGAATGAAATATGAGGAAAACTTGGAAGAAGAAAATAGCATGAGACAAACCAGGTTCAGTGCATCACAATCAAGCTCCGGAAATAAATCGCTTGACTTAATGAAAAAATTAGAAGATTATTTATCAAAATAAAATACACTATGGACGAAAAATATTTCATCGTAAAAGTACAACTTGACATCGTTGACGAGAATTCAGGGAAAATTAAAAAAATTAAAGAAGAAAAGCTTGTTAAGGGCTTTTCTGTAACAGATGTTGAGGCAAAAGTTACAGAAAACTTTAAAGATTTCCCTCAAGATTGGAGAATAACTTCTGTTTCAGAATCTAAAATTGATACGGTTATTAACTAATATAATCTCAAATACAGTATGATCTAAATGGCCAGAATTATTTTCTGGCCATTTTTTTTATTTTTTTTTGAAAGGTGACTTACTAAAGTCGCCTTTTTTTATTTTTCATAATATTTATATTGTTGTATACTATTTGCAACAATATAAAAAATAATGTTTGTTTAAAAACATAAATGTAAATGGCACAAAAAGAAAACATTGTAGAAGAAGCACTAGTCCAAATAAAAGGTTTGGAAGATATAGTGACAGAAAACGCAAAAGGAATACTTTCCGCCACAATGGGGAATGAAATCAGCAGTTTAGTAAAAGAGTCATTAAAGACTAATACCAAAAAAGCTCGTAGGATTAACGAGGAGGATGAAGATGATCTTGCAAAAGATATTGAAGATGATGAAGATCTTGAAGCACTTGATGCTGAAATGAATCTTGATGATCTTGAAGATGATGAAATGGATCTTGATGATCTTGAAGATGATGAAATGGATCTTGATGATCTTGAAGATGATGAAATGGATCTTGATGATCTTGAAGATAACGAAATGGGAACATTTAGTGCAGATGACTTTGAAGATGACATGAGTACTGATATTCGTGTCGACGGTATAACTGGTGATGATGATACTGAAATCGACCTAACTCACGCTAGTACTGATGAAATTTTAAAAGTATTTAAAGCAATGAAAGAAACCGATGGCATTATCGTAAAAAAAACAGGTAATACCATAGACTTATCAGATTCAGAATCTGATGTCGAATATAAAATAGCCTTAGGAGAATCTATGAAACGTAGAAATTTATTTGAGAATATGTACGAAGACGAAGATATTGATATGATGTCAGGATCTAGAGCTTCTGATAATGATTATGATGAGATGCCAGGTTTTGGTGATTCTGATTATGATGAATTTGATGATCGTCCTTCGGGTAGTAGAGTTGATTTGGATCCAATGGACCAAGAAATAATTGACAATAACTTATTTAGTGAATTAGCTCCAGAAGAAATTAAAGCACACATTGATCGTGTAATTGCTGCTGGTCGTCGTAGTGGTATTGACTTTGATGATGAAGGAGAAGAAGAATTTGACATACCATTAGACACCTATGGAAACGATGAAGACGATGAAGACGATGATGAATTTGATATGTCATTAGGGTCCGCGTCATCCGATGAAGATGATATGATGGGTTCTGGACGTTTTCGTGGTGAATATTCCGAGGGATATGATGAAGAAGAAGATGATGACACTTTAAATGAAGAAATTCTTTATGAACTTGAATTAGGAACAGATATGTTCCCGGATACCTTTGACCGTGAATCAAACTACGAAAAATTTGGTATCGATGGTGAAAATGTGTCTGATATGGAAAAGTATGATACAGATGATGATGATGATTATATGTCTATACCTGATCTTGAGGATGATAATGAAGAAGCTGACTTTGAGGAATATGAAAGAAATGGCCTTGATTTTGAAGAAGATATCTATGATGATAGATATGGAGGGGAAGAAGTTTCTGATTATGATGACATAAAGGAAGCATTTAAACCAAAAGGTATGGGCATGGGTAAACCAAGTAAATTTTCTTATAAAAAACAATCTGGTGGTTTTAAAACAAAAATGAAACGTGGTACTAGAGGTGTTGGTATGGGTAAGCCTAAATTTGAATTCAAAGAAGAAAATACTGATTTTAAAATGCGACCAAAAAAATCCGAAACTACTGAAGCTTCAAGAACTCTTGGTGCTGGAAAATTTTTCGGTAAAAAAGGATTACCAAAACCAAAAGCAGCTCCTAGACATTTAAGAACAGAAAGTGTTGAAAATGAGCTTATTCTTTTAAGAGAAAAGAATGAAGAGTATAGGAACGCTTTAAATATGTTTAGAGAAAAGTTAAATGAAGTCGCTGTATTCAATTCTAATTTAGCGTATGCGACAAGATTGTTTACTGAACATTCAACAACTAAACAGGAAAAAATAAATATCTTAAGAAGATTTGATGGTGTTGAATCACTAAAAGAGTCTAAGAATTTATACAAATCAATAAAAAACGAACTTTCAAATAAAAATTCAGGCGGAGTTGTTACTGAATCAATTCAAAATAAAATAGATAAAACTCAATATTCTGGGTCTGCATCTAATTTGATTGAATCAAAAACATACGAAAATCCTCAGTTTTTAAGAATGAAAGATCTAATGACTAAAGTTAATAACGTCATATAATTTAAAAAATAAACTAAACCTAAAAAAAAAATAAAACATGGGTGCATTATTAGAAAGCGGTCTTGTTGGTAACATAGGATTAAAACATTTAAAAGTTATCAAAGAGGACACAATTAACAAATGGGATCGTCTAGGGTTCTTAGAAGGTCTTAGAGGTCACATGAAAGAAAACGTTGCTCAATTATATGAAAACCAAGCGTCTTTCTTGATAAACGAAGCGTCATCTACAGATTCTTCAGGTTCTTTTGAAACTGTTGTTTTCCCGATAGTTAGAAGAGTTTTCTCTAAATTATTAGCAAACGACATTGTTTCGGTTCAAGCTATGAATCTACCTATCGGTAAGTTATTCTACTTTGTGCCGAGAATTCAAGGTTATTCTGGAGCAACCGTTGATGGTAATATTCCTGGTGGATTCTCCGATTCTGGTTCGCACTATGCTCCAGTTGGATCTCCTGGTAACTACCCAGGTTCACCTGGTGCTGGATATCCTAACGATGCAAATGCTTACACTAAAAACTTATATGATTTATTCTATGAGGGTGCTGAGCCAGCATTAAATCCTGCTGGATTATTTGATTACTCAAAAGGTCGTTTCTTATTTGTAACAGCTAACACACAAACTGTTGCGTGGAATAATGGTGCTTTAATTACATCTGCATACACTAATGGTGAATTCAGAAAGATATTATTAGGTATGTCTGGTTTCACGTCAACAGGTGACGGTAAGTTGATTGGCCCTGATGGTCAAGAAATGGATACAGAATCATTCTTATCGGACTTAAAACTTTATACTACAAATTCAACTGTAGCAACGGAATTAGGAACATCAACATATGCTCCATTATTATTCAGAGTCGTTACTCAGAAATATGGTAAGGGTATGGTTGAGTATGGCTCAAACACAACAGCAGCATTTAATAGGTCAACAACAGGTGGTAATGGTGGTACATTCTATGACATTTGCAGTGCAACTGGCGTAATTTACTTAGAAATTGATACACAAGTCCCTGTTTGCGTTTCATGCGGTCAATCAACACCTGATGGTTATTCTGGTGCAACAATAACAACAAATGCTTGGAGTGGAACAGGTGCTAATGCTCCTATCAAAGCTGTTTGGAAGCGTTACGAAGAATTAGAATTTGAAGATAAAATTGGTGAAGTTTCTTTTGATCTTGAGTCAGTAACTGTATCTGTTACAGAAAGAAAACTAAGAGCACAATGGTCTCCAGAATTAGCTCAAGACGTAGCCGCATTCCACAATATTGATGCTGAGGCTGAGTTAACAGCATTGTTATCTGAGCAAATCGCAGCAGAGATTGACCGTGAAATCTTACGTGACTTACGTAAAGGTGCTGCATGGACATTACGTTGGGATTACAATGGATGGAGAAGACTTGCAAATACAACATCTTATACGCAAAAAGATTGGAACCAAACGTTGATTACTGCTATAAACCAAATTTCTGCCCAAATCCACAAATCTACATTGAGAGGTGGTGCTAACTGGATTGTTGTTTCATCTGAAATTTCAGCAATTTTTGATGACTTAGAATACTTCCACGTATCAAATGCATCTCCAGATCAGGATCAGTACAACATGGGTATTGAAAGAGTTGGTTCATTAGCTGGTCGTTACCAAGTTTATCGTGACCCTTACTTCCCACCTAATACAGTATTAATGGGACACAAAGGTACATCATTGTTAGATACTGGTTACATCTACGCACCATATGTTCCATTACAATTAACACCAACAATGTATAATCCATTTAACTTTACGCCAATCAAAGGTATCATGACTAGATACGCTAAGAAAATGGTTAACAATAGGTTCTATGGTAGAATTGTTGTTGATGGTGTTAGAACATTTGACTTACAAGAATTAAGATAATCCAAATAAGAATATTATTTCAAATAAAGGGAGCGATTAGTCGCTCCCTTTCTTATTTAATAACGAGTCAAAAACCAGCTCTGCTGTACTAGAATTTGTCGCTAGAGGAACGTCATGAACGTTACAGATTCTTAATAGCATGTTAACGTCAACTTGGTGCGGATGGACATCCAATGGGTCAACAAAAAAGATTACACAATCAATTTCTTTATTAGCAATTTTAGCAGCAATTTGAGCATCACCACCAATTGGGCCGCTTAAAACAGTTTTAACGTTATTTAGTCCTGCATTTTTTAAATATTTACCAGTTGTACCTGTTGCAAATATTTGTATATCATTACTAGAAAAGTAGCTTAATCTTTTAAGGATAAAAGATACCATATCAGGTTTTTTATTATCGTGTGATATTAGGGCTATATTCATATATTATTTAGATATTAGTTCTCTGATTGATTTAGATACTATTTCAGCTTCAGCTAAAGAATATACATTATTTGTATATGCATACTGTACGGCTTCGACTAAAAAAAATATAGCTTGGGTTTTGTTAAGGTCTGTTACAAAATTATTTAGTTCATCTAAATTATTATATTTAAATTTTCCAAATAATGTACCTATATTCTGAGGTTCATTATGATTTTCCATATATTTATAATAATATGGAAAATAGAATTATTAGTCAAATAGAAGAAGCTACAAATTCACCTTTAGGTGGATCTTACACAAGTCCATTAAAAAATAAAATTAGAAAATGGAAAGATTATAGTCTAAAACCATTTTTAATTGATGTGTCTGATTCCACAGACCCAGAAGAATATGTTGATGATTTAGATGAAAAAGAAGTAGTTAAAGAAGATCTTGGAGTTTGGTTTGGCACAAAGAAAAAACCAAAAGGCAGTTCTCAACCTAAAGGGCCTTGGGTTAATATATGTAGGAAAGATAAAAATGGGAAACACCCCCCATGTGGTAGAAAAGAGGCTGACGATTCCGCATACCCCAAATGTAGAGCTGCCGGTGTTGCTGGCAAGATGACAGACTCTCAAAAAAAATCGGCTTGCCAACAAAAGAGACAAGCCGAAAAAACTCATAATAAAAGTGGTACGGGAAACAAACCTAAAATGGTAAAATATGTACCTAAAAAGGATAAAAAATTAAACGAAATTATTAGTAGAGTTTTGGAAGAATATGTTAATAACGGTACTTCTTTCTAAATGCGGATGGTTTCATAATGTTTGAATTGTCCCATATACCTATTTTTATTCTTCTAGCTCTTAAATATGCTTTTTTGTACTTAGGATTAATGTCTTTGCGTCCATCAGGTACGTACCAACCATACCCATTTTTTAACATATATTCGGCGACATCTACACTATCTAAATAAACCGCAGCTACATGTCTATCATATACGTCTCGATATAAAGTATCTACTGTTACTATTTTATTTTTTAAATAGTTTCTCATGTAATCGGCAACCATTCTACCATCAGCTTGATCTCTGGTTACATAATTACTCCTAACTTCGGGGGCATCTACTAGATTAAGCCTGATCCAAATCTTAGTATTTGTTGTGTCGCCTATGTAAGCTATTTTATATGAGTCACCATCATGAACAGCGTATACTTTAGCAAAAGGTAATTGTGTGTAACTAATTGTTGTAAAAAACAACATAACAAGTGTTAAAAAATTTTTTAATTTCTTCATTTCTTTTTTTTTCATAAATATATACCTATTATTGATTAAATCAAATTTAAATAAAAAAAATTATGACTAAAAATGTACAAAAAGGTGATGGTGTCCGATTTAGCTATACGATGTGGGATTTAGATGGTAAACAAATTTGGGAAAGTGAATTCCCTATGTATTCTGAAATAGGATCAAACGAGTTATTACCAATAGTTGAGAACTCCTTAATCGGAATGCATATAGGTGAAAGCAAACGAATTGTGGTAAACCCTGAAGATGGTTTTGGTGCTAGGGATGAAAATTTAATTATCGATATTGATAAATCATCAATTAATGGTGAAATAAATGTCGGAAATTACGTGACAACTAGGATTAAAAATCGTATAGTTACTGCGGAAGTTTTATCCATGACTGACGACAAAGTTAAATTAGATTTGAATAACCCTTTGGCTGGTAAAGGATTTATCTTTGAAGTTGTAATTGTTGATATTAAATTAATTGAAAGTTAAACAACCATAATTATGAAAAAAATTACCTTAATTCTCGCATTTATTTTTCACAGTGTAATGTCTTATTCTCAGATAGGAACATACACCTTTAACAACATTTATTATGTTGAGGCTGATACCGCCTTTGTTGGTACTGAATTTAAAGTCAAAACTAACCTTTGTTTTTCTGAAGATAGATTTGATATTGTCTATAATAAAGACGGTAATAGTATAAAATCGATACTCAGTGATGTCCCACTAATTTCGACAGGATGGACAGAAGAAACCTCTTTTGACGATTATGTTATTTATTCACAAAAAGCTCACAATAGGTCGATTTATTATATTTGGTTTAATAAGACAACAAATACTGTTTTTAAAATGATTGCTCTAGATTTACTAGACGCGGCAATGTTCTTAGCTATTGATGAAAATAAATAATGCCAAAATATGTCACTAAAATAAAAGCTATAAACCCAAAAGATGGTGTTTTATGTGAGTGGTTAGGCCCATACATCGAAGCAGATTCTTTTTATGACGCCCAAATATATTGTGAAAATAATGGGTTAGGTTATTGTGAAATAATTGGCGAATATATTGCTGAGATAGACGAAAATTTGGGACCTTTTGCTTCCAGACTTTTAGATGATAGTATTTTAAACTAAAAAAGCCCCCAGTTTATATTGGGGGCTTTTTATTTAGCAATATGGGGGAGAGCATCTTTTTTTACCATCTAAACCAGGTTTAGATCCTTTACAAACTTGTACCGCATATCCGTTTGCATAGGCTGAAGGATACACCTTAAATTTCGATTTTGCGGCAGCTTTTCCTCTCGCGCAAAGCTTGGTACCACTTTTCTTTTTTCCTTCCTCTAAGGGCATATTATTGCGGTTCTTTAAGAAGTTATATACTTCTTCTACATCATCTTTTGATGTTGATATATGATCTACAGCCCAGGCATGTCCATCACTTAAAATTCTATCGACATTGTTTCTCGACATTTGTAATATCTCATCGGCCTGATCTCTTATTTGTTCTAAATTAGAAAAAAACATATAATTACCACTTTCTGAATTGTAGTCCTCTGAGGCTTTTTCTGTTAAAAATTCTTTTATTAAAGAATGTATCTCTATTTTACTGTATGTGTTCCTCATCTATTTTTTTGATTATATTGCATAAGTTCATTTAACACAGTAAACAACTTATCATTTATTTCTGATAGTTTCAGATATGATTGTATATCACTAACATTAGATATTTTACTCAACTCATTGTCAATAAAGTCCATAGTTTTATATATTTGGGCTTTTACTGTTAACAAGTCGTCTCCACTAGGATTTTTAAGGTTATCAAGATAAGAAAGTTCATCGTCATTAGTTTCTCTTATAACCCGTTTAACTATTTTGGTTAGATCTCTCTCCGTTAATTTTATAATTTTTTTCATAATTTATTTTTTATTAACAATTTGGAATTTTAAAGTTCTTTTATAAATATTAGTTTCTCCACTAGTATTCACTTTTATGTCGATAAAATATTCATTAGGAATTTTATCTCTAGTATCAAAAATAAAATAATATTCATTTGCAGTTTTATTTATTCTTGTCCAATCCTGGATTTGAACTTCTGTTGTACCCTCTCTAACGTAGACTCTATATTGAGCATTTACGTTCTGCAATAAGTTGTGTGATGTGTAAGCTTTCTTTAGTAACACACCAACTTTACGTATTTCAGTATTTAAGATTTTCTCGTCTTGATTTATGCCATAATAATCGAATCCATAGATCTGAGGCTCTTTTGAATCTGGGCCTATATTGATTTTTTTACTGTAAGAGTATAATGTAAAATTGTTTTCTATATTTGGTAGGCTAATTGAATTATACGATATGTTTTTCCACACATCCGTAAATTCACAAGGTGTTGAATATCCGCTTAAAGCTGGTATAACGACCTCATATACACCTTTAGTCCTTTGACATGTAGTTAGACCCGTGTAGCCAGGAATAGGGTCTCCTGAAGGATCTAATACATCCACAGTAGGGTTAGTATCTAGGCTAACAAGATCACCGTCAACATAAGCTAACATATATAGTTTGTTTTGAGTAAATTCTACAAACAAATTTCTATCGTCTTGAATTAGATCATCGTATGTTGTTAGCAAATATGGCTCGTAAAAAGTTTGAGTGTGTCTAGTAAAAAAAGAAACGCTGTAGTTTGATGTTAATCCAGTTATCAATTCAAACTCAGGCCTATAAGCAATGCCCCATCCTGTAACATTAGTTATTGTCCCATCTAGAATTCCGTTAATTTCTGATGTCATATCAAAATTGATATCTTCATCACCTCTTTCAAAATGTTGAATATCAATTATAATTAAATCGTTATAATTGACCAATGTTGAGTTGTTTCTATTAGAATATAGTCCAGGAACTGACCATCCACTCATATTTATATTTTCATACCAGTTTGACGGTCTCGTTGAGTATGTATTATCAGTAAATGGTTGGGTGTAGAATAAAGCTCCGGCTGTGTCTGTTGTTTTTATATTATTTGTAAAATCATAACCTACCCCCTCATCCCATATTTGCGTGTCACCGGTAGCACCAGAATATCTAGGGATTCTAAATAAAATAAGATCAAATGAGCTAGCCCGTTTCCTAGAGTCCGAATTAAATGTATTTAACAGATCGTCATTAAATCTGATCGTATTAGTCATAGTAAGAGTATGAGTAATACCTGAAGTGCACGTAATGTTAATTACGTTGCTATTAACCTTATCTATTAATTGTGATAGGTCAATATTGAATAAAAACCGGCTAAAACCATTTAATGAGACTGATGTAGTATCTGACCCGAAAAAAATGTCTGTTACAGGATTTCTACCTGTATTTGCATACGAGTTATACGCTATAGTATTGTTTTTGTTAAAATACGACCTATGTATCGACATTATATGTTTTTACATATAAATATCAATTAATCCTAATATTTTGATTTAAAATCGTATTATCTGCATCTGTAAGTCTGGCAAGTAATTCTGATACTGTAGATCCGTCAGTTCCTGTTGGTACTGGGGGTATTCCAGGGAAGGAATGCACGTGAGAAATTAAGAATCTTGTTAAATAATTCAAGAAACTAATTAATTCATCACCACGAACAGTAGGACTTGTTTTCGGTAATATATTATTAATAATGTAGGATTGCTCTATGCCATATAAAGCATTTGGGTCATCCCAATTTATTTGATATTTACCTGAATTTATATGTGATATAAATATAAATTTATCAGCCCCTTGAATATTATATGTTACCGGTGCATTACTTATAATATATTCATTCTCTACCGTTTTAACTACTTTTAATTGTACTCCTGCAACATCTTTCGCAGATACTAACCCGTAACCCCCATTTTGGTTCAAAATTTTTATCTGATTAAAGAATGAAATTACGTTTGTGTATTCTGGGCTTGGTGCTTGTGAGTTAAATATCTTTAATATTGATTTTGATGGCCTGTAATAAAATGGGAAATAATATATATCTAATTTAGGGTAGTTAGGGGCACTAATAGTTCCATCATTACATCCTTTTATTATCCCATTAATAATGTTTTCAGCATTAGCCTGGCTAATTGATGCAAATGAATATTTCTGAATTAGTGATTTATCACTTTCTGAAACTTCGGTATCGACCGAAAATAATTTACAGCTATATTTGTTATTATATGCTATCTTATAAAGATAAACTTCAATCGTAAAAACATTTTGGGTATTTTCAGGATTTATTATGTTCCATTCTATCAATAATTTTACATTTTCATCTACAATATCAACAGAATTCTTTGTTACCTCAGGGCCTAAACTTTCAGTACTATTAAAATTTGATAACTGAATAAAGCTTCTATTCAAATTTGCTGTAACAAATTTAGATTTATCGTCTGGGATCTCTTTGCTTTTACCCGCCCTTAGTAATACATCATTTTGTTTTAAAACAAGATCTGTAGTACCCCTACTTTGAATACCAATATCCGATGGTTCAATAAATACGCCTTTCAGTAGATCAGCAGATACATTATATTCATTGTTTACCGGATTCTTAATATCTACAGCATTTTTGATATTTATTTTACTGGCAAACCCTCTTTGTGAATTATTATTCTCATATGATATTGTTAATGGAGACGAGAATGGCCCTGGCACATAATATTGTTCATTATGCGTAGAATTTCTTGGGCTTACAGATGTTATCGGATATATAATTTGAACCGATTCATTTAGCTTAGGTAAAACATTAATGAATATTGGTAATAAAGGTAAAACACAAAAAGGATCAATCTCAGTCCACTTAAATTCAGGTTGGAGATCTGTATTAGCAGCATTCTTTGTCCTCTTACCTTTACTAGTATCCGGTATTGAATTTAATAACGCGATATTGGACTCTAAATCAAAAGATACGCGAACTCTATTCGCCATCTTTGGATCTTCAGTATCAATTACCGTTCCTATGTTTAGTATCCTAATATTATTTATATTTTCAGCCATTACTTAATCGGATTTCGTTTATCGTATTCAGACAGAACTCTATTATACAATTTTTCTACATTATCTAAATCCTTAGTCAAATTTATTAATTTTGATTTTATATCGTCAAAATCTTTACTAAGTATATTTAATGCAAATTTTAAATCGTTGTTTGATGAGTCCTTTAAACTCTTAATTATTTCTACAACTTTATCTCTTTCATTCATATTAAAACCATTTACCAAAAACGCTCCCTTGAGGTATTGTTGTTAATGTTGCTGGGTTTACCACTAATGGGGGGACAAATACTTGCACTTTGCCATTTTCATATTGCTCCTTAGCTATACCATCTATCATAGATGATATGAATTGATTCATTAGATTTGGGCTTCCATCTGGCATAGGATTTGTCGGAATTCCCAATTTTTGAAGTTCTTCTAAAACATTTATTTTAGCCCTTGTTGTTGAGTAGCCGTCTAACATAGAAGAAAACGCTAGCAAATAGCTAGGTATTCTATTATCGTTACCGACATTTACTAGTTGTAGCAATCTTACCATCTCGTCTACCACACTTTTACATTTTCTCCAATCAACACCAGCCTTTGCTAGAATAATAATAGCCTCAGCTAATTTTAAAACGATAGCATATTTTTTAAATTTTTTATCGCTATAAAGGTCATTTTTTATCCTAGAGACTAAAACAAAAATGTCTTTCTTTATTATAAGGAATAGTTCTTCAATAAATAAACTACCAACTTTTGACATAATATTTGTCAAATACTTATTATATACGTTAATGAATTCACTATAATTGGTAAAATTACCAATTTTTTGAGCCGTAGCCCTAGACATTATCAATAAAGGCAACAACACTTTTGGGGACAATAATGCAAATAATAATGCTTTTGGTAAATTTTTTACAAAACTTAAATTTAATGAGATATCTAAATTAACTTTTGACGGTATCAAAATTTTCCATTCATTATTATTAATAATAATGTTTGTTAGATTATCCGCGACCTCTTCATAATAATTTATTGTGCTGCCACTATTAAACTTAATTAGTTCAGATAGTATTTGTGCATTATTTAGTGGTAATTTAACGTTGTCACAATCTTCAAATTCGATTACACCATTCTGTATATTATCAATTTCTAATTCGATATTTCTTAGATCGATGTCTGTTAGCTCAAAAAATGAAGTATCAACACCGTCTAACTCTGAAATTTTTGAGTTTCCGGTTACATCAATTTCTCTAGTACTATCAAAACAAAGGCCTAAAATACGTTGTAATATAATATTAAATTTACGTTTTTCTTTTAGTTCACTAAATCCAATTTCAGCCGTAAATGAAACTGACCCAAGCATCACATCAAGTAAATTTTGAAAAAAGTTATTAGTGTCTAATAATTTTATTGATTTATAATAATCAACAATAAAATTACTAACACTGTTAATATTATTTTGTAATGAAAATAATTCTATTTTCAGAAAATCACCTGGTGTACCATTGTTGTCTTGAGTTACGTAGCTAACATCAAATAATTTTTCTTTAGATGCTCCATATATTGATACAGGATTACCTATTGATTGTATAAGAGACCAAATCTGCCGATTCATACTATATGGTATTTGTGACGAAACGGGATCATTTGTTTCATATGACAATTGGCCTATTGTGGATTCTGGACTATTTTGTAGCAATCTATTTAAGTCAATGCTTCGAATATCAATGTAAATTCCCTGTAAATTTGGTGCGTATGTTTGTTCAATAGAACATCCTAATGCTTTTATTGACTCTTCTGTTAAAATTTCAAATAGCTTAGGTTCCGCATTTAAAGCTGCTTGTATAAATTTTGTTTTTAAATATTTGATAGAGGATAACCCGCTACCCGCGTTGAATCCAAATATTTCTATTAACTCATCTAGCTGAGTTTTTTCCTGCCTTTGGTATCTTTTATTCTGGGTCTTTAATTTATCTGCTGTTGTTGTGGTATTAATTATATTTTGAGATAAATTATCTTTAGCCTCTTCTTTTAGCTTTGAAGAGTTGTCTAGGGTTTCAACGTATGTTTGAAATGCTTTTATCGTTGACCCAATATCTTGATAAGATTTAGTTAGGTCAACACTCATTTTTTAGAAACTTTGTATTTTTCACTGGCAGAATTAATATCTTTATTAATTAAAGACTCTATCACGTTATCATCTAAATCCGTAATCATAAAGTTATCGACACTTTCTTTATTTTTTTCCCAAATTGATGATTGTATTTTGGCCAGGCTAAGTTTCTTTTCTACGCAATCATTAATTATTTTTTGCTGCTCTTTGATTATAGGCCCAATTAACTGCATATCTTCAGGATCTCTCATCATTGCAAGCATCTTATTTTGGATCCTTATTGCGGTATTTCTTTGTTCGACTAATTCGTTGTATATTTCTTGTAATATACTAACTACCGATTCTTTTGAAAAGTTTATTTCTTTCTTTTTAGGTCTGCTCATAATAAATAAATATTTTACTCTTTTAAAATCAAATTAATTATTGCCCCATAAAGTTTCTTATATTTCCTCATTGAGATTCTAATCTCCTTAGTCGTAAGGTTTGTCATTTCTCTCAACGATAAAAGAACAATATTTTTATTGAATTTATTATTGTTTGCACCTATAAATATTGTATTATAATTTTCAAATAAATCAATTAATGCAAATCCCAATTTTTTTTCGTTGTCATTAAGATTTTCTAGCTCAATAAACGATTTAAGCTCTTCAGTTAAAAGACTTATGATGGATGATGAATCCAAGTGTTCATCATCCATCATATATGAAAATCGCATATCATCTTCTAATGAAGAAGATATATCCTCGTAAGAAATTTTGCGATTAGTTTCTTTTTGGTCTTTAATAATTTGACCCATCAAATAGTTTTTGCATATAGTGCCAAAATAAGAATATGCTTTTTTATCTATCGTTGGATCAAATTTTTCGATCTTGGTCATTAAAAAAGAATGCGTGTCAGAGTGGATTTCTTTAAAATCCATATCTTTGCGATATAGTTTATATCGTCTAATAATTGACGATATCATCTTATCTAACGGCTTTCTTAAATATTGGTTATATATTTTATTCTTTTCTTCCCAAGAGTCTTCAAGTAAAAATAACTTAACAGCACGCTCCTCTGCAACATCAAAATAATTTGCTGTTTTAGATCTACGGCTTTTTCGTTTAATCTCGACAAAGATTTGCGTATTATCTCCACTTTGATCTTGTATCATTAAATTTCCGGTTCATATTTAATTTGTCTATCATCAACAAAAAAATGTTCTTTTTTCGCGGATTCAATCCAAAACTTAACCTCGTTTTCAGATAATGGGTTATTCCCAAATTTATAATTCCAAAATATAGATCCTTCTCTAAGGTTAATATGTTTATAGCCTAATTTTGGTATTGTCATAATACTTACTGAGTTATATGTTAACCTTAGTAAAAATTCATAAACAAATGTTAGCTTAATATTATCTTTAAACCCACCAAAGTCTGATATTAATGATTTTTTGAACACCATACCTGAAGTTTGGAAATTTTGGTATGACATCAATGTGTCATTTGTTAAATATCCGATTTCCTGTGAAATATTTACAGCAAAAGTTGCTTCATTAGTAAAACCGGCAAATACACCTTTATCATCGATATCAACGACTATTGGTAAAAATGCCGAGACCTCAGGGTAAATCTCTGAATATTTTTTTGCATTCTTAAACCAAATTTTAGAATATTCGTCATCAAATTCTAATATAGACACCCATTCAGAATTACAATTTAATATTCCGTGATTAACTTGTTTTGTAAAACTAGGCTCATTATCCCAGGCTAATTTGACTACGTTAATATCTTTAAAATCAAAGCTATTTAATTTATTAGTTAGTAGTTCCTCAGTTGTGTGAACAATTACTAGTTCATTAATTTTACAATTTTGATCAATTAAAGAATTGATCGCTTTACTAAAGTATTCATCAAAATCTTTTGCTGTAGCAGTTTTTATGGGTAGTATAACCGATACATTAAATTTATTTTCCATAGTTATTCTTCGTTATTTAATTTTTTTAATTGATCTTCAAAGGCTTCATATCTAACTGAGAAATAATTTTGAAATAGTTTGGAAGCATTATCTTCGAAGGCCTCTTTTGTGCTTAGATGCTTACTAATAGTTTCATCCATAGATTCATATAATTCTGGGATTATATTATCCTCAATCCAATTTGAGATAAAATCTGCTGTGTAATCAACTATTTTATTTTCTTCCCCAATCCAAAGCCCATTACTCTCATTCATCCAATGCGGGAATAAATTTGGTACTTTACCAATACATGGTACACCACAAGCCATAGATTCCAAAGGAAATGTTCCAAAACCACTAGTATCATCAATCCAAACGCTAAGGAAGCATTCTTTTAACTGTGAAGCAAACTCTGTCTCGTAAAGGCCCCTCATATCTCTAAATGTTATCCATCTATACTGTGGGTATTTTAGATAAAAAGTTTTTATAAAATTAAGGGCTTTTCTTTGCTCTCTAGAATGTACAGCAATAATCGGTTTTTGTGTTAAATCTGTTTTAACAAAACATTCACTAATATATGGAGTGAGAACATCAGTCGAAACATTCCTCATAACTGATGAAATGTACTCTTTTTGAAATTCAGATGTTGTAATACACTTATAAAACCCATAATTTAGCCAACTAAACCCAGGATTTAATGTTTCAAGCATATGATCATATGCTTGGCAAAGGACAATTTTACCACAAGGTAAATCCTTAATTTGTTCCATGACAAATCCGAAGATCTCCGGGATAACTATAAAGTCGTCTGGCGATATTACTAAATTTTGACCATCAACAGCAGTATGCGGCAATTCCATATATTCAAGACCTAACCAGCCACCAACTCCAATGTAGTCGTTAGTCTCAGTTAAAATCACAGGATTAAACCCGTTATTTTTTAATCCCATCGCTAGTTGGTAACTGTATCTTACAGAGGCTTTTGGATTCCCTTTTGTATCTTGAACAAAGAAATAAACTTTACTATGTCGTGTTTCTAAATTCTCAAGTGATTTTTTTAAATTATCTATATTTATATTTTCCATAAGGATTTAATAAGATTTTATTAGTTTTTTGTTAAGTAGGGTATTAAAAGCAAGTTTAAACGGCATAGAAAGTTGTGATTTAACCCCTAATGTTTCGTCAGCATCTTCGCCCGGTGACATTACCACCTCTAACATCATTTTTACTGTCTCATATTTTATAACATTCAAATGTGTCTCGCCTGGGGTCCCAGATAATGGCATATTTGATGTTGGGTCTTTAATTTGGATGTATTCTTCAATTGCATCCAAATCTAAATAATAAAATTCATTTAAAACTTTAAACATATTTTTTTTCGATTATTTGTGTTAATTCTTTTATAGATGAAATTGTCAACTCACAGTCAACCTTATCATTATAAGGTGTAGCATATTTAATTATAATTTTATCTTTAGGTGCGTTTAGTATTATTTTAGGAGAAGCAGTAACTAATAAATCGATACTATTCCACATTGACTCTAATGTTATATCTGAATAAAATTTTATTGTTTCTATTTGACACCCAAATTTAGATAAAAAAAATAATGTGGCCGGTTTTGATTTAGCAATTTCATTTGATACGATAATTATATCGTGTTTATTCCTAAAATCAAGATAAAAATCATTTAAATCATTAAATGTCATAGTTTCCGTAGATCCAGCATGTCCAAATATCTCCATAGAAAACTCTTCATATAGAAAAGTATTTAAGTCTGTTTCATCTTTAAATTTAAAATGATCTAAATAGTTCTCGCTAACAACCGGCGACACAATCTCATATGTAAAATCATACTCAGAATCTATACCATCGACTTTATCAATCATATATTTTTTATAGACTCCTTCTAATTTACTAATAGTATTTCTTAATACTCCATTTACATCAATGGCTATTCTCATATTTTTCTTTTTAAGATTATTGTATTGTTAATATATTTTTTTTCATTAACAATCTCAAAGTCAGGAAGAGATTCTTTAATTAAATTAGGATAATTATGAGCATTTATGTTTTCAATTAATAAAATATATTTGTTAGATAACTTACCCATATTTTTTAAAAATTCTAAAGCCTTTGAGTGTCTTAAATGCATAGTGACAGCTTGTGTAAAAACAAAATCAAATTTTCCAATGTTATTAGGTAAATCTTTGGTCATATCCATAGTGTAAAGTTTATCTTGGATATCATAATTAGATAAATTAAGATATTTTTTACCCAGATCTATTTGTGACTGCGAATAATCTGACCCTTCGATTAATAATTTTGGATTTATAATTCTTAAATTAATTAAGTGCTGTCCTGAGCCGCATCCGCATTCATATACGGAATTTACATTAAATTTATCTACAAAATGATAAACTTCTTTCCAGTTGTCGTGTAGATTATCTTCAAAGACTAATTCACCAAGGCTATCTCGTTTAAAATTTTTAATAATTAAATCAAGGCCGTCTTTTTGTGTTAAAGTGTTAAATACTTGGGATTCATAATCATCTGTTGTGTATGTGTCCCAGTTGTAGTCATCGTAAGCTTTCATATGTTTTTTTTTATTCTGTGTATTTATTTAAAATTTTACTGATAATTGGATTTCTAACAACATCAGTATCTCCGAATACGAATATGCCGATATCGTCTATATTAGAAAATTTATTTATTGCGTCCCATAGTCCACTTTGTGTTTTATCTTTATATCTATCCGTTTGTTCTAGATCCCCGGATATAAAAAATTTACTATTAAAGCCTATCCTCGTTAACAAAAGTTTCATTTGGCTGGGTGTAGAATTTTGAGCTTCCTCAAAAATTAAAATTGAATTATCAATATTCATCCCTCGCATATACGCTAACGCAAATATTTCAATAGCTTCAATTTCTTTTAATTTTTCTCTAGCTTCTTTACCTATAATTTTATTTAACAAATAATAAGATGGAAAAATATAAGGATCCAGTTTTTCTTCAACACCCCCAGGTAAGCTGCCCAATTTTTCTTCGGCTTCAACTGCGGGTCTAACGATTATTATCTTTTCATAACTATTATTTTTATCCGCCAATAAATCGATAGCGGCTTTCATTTTTATATAACTTTTACCTACACCTGCCGGGCCAGAACATATTGTTATCTGGTTAGTCACCAATGTTTCATAATAAGTTCTTTGCGATTCACTTAAAAACTTTTCTTTGGTTTTTTTCTTTATTATTTGTGATATTAAATCTTTTTTAGTTAGATAAGTTTTACTTTCTTCCTCTTGATTTGTGGGCGACTTAATTTTCTTTCCTGACATTTTAATTATTATTAGTTTTATAATGACCTAACCAAAACTCGATCATTTCTTGTAACATGGTTTCAAATGTGTATTTTGGGCCCCAATTAGTTGCCATAATTAATTTTGAGGCATCACCTTTTAAATCTTTAAGTTCTTCAGGCCTGAAATACTTTTCATCTTGTTTTATATAGTCAATATAATTTAGATTAAGATAATCAAACACATATTTACAAAGATCTTTAACTGTGTGTGATACACCTGTTGCGCATACAAAATCATCTGGCCTTTCTAACTGCATAATTAACCACATGGCTTTAACATAATCTTTAGCATGGCCCCAGTCACGACTAGCATCTAAATTGCCTATACGCAATTCATTAGATAACCCCAAACTAATCTTTACAGCCTCTTTACAAACTTTATTAGTAACAAAATTAGATCCCCGTCTAGGTGATTCATGGTTAAATAATATACCGTTAGAAATGAACATATTATATGAATTTCTATAATTTCTAGTAATATTATACGAGAAAACTTTTGCACATCCATAAGGTGAAACTGGATTCATTGGAGTTGTTTCTCTTTGGTATCCATCATCATCAATATTATTACCAAACATTTCTGATGATGATGCTTGGTATAATTTAATATCTTTATTAATTAGTTTAATAGCTTCAAGAACGTTTAATGTGCCTAATCCAGTAACATTTGATGTATATATTGGTTGATCAAATGATATTCTAACGTGGGATTGTGCCGCTAAATTATATATCTCGTCTGGCTCTATTTTATCTATCACATTTAATACTGAAGACAGATCGGTTACATCGGCATAATGTAATTTTACATTGTTGAATATATTATCAAGCCGGGATGTTTGATTTTCAGATACCGAATTACGTTTTAAGGTGCCATGCACTTCATAATTTTGACTTAGTAAAAATTCTGCCAGATAAGATCCGTCTTGACCATTAATGCCTGTAATTAATGCTTTTTTCATTGTGATGTTGTATTAATTATTTTCGTTATGAGCAATATTTCCTCTTTAGTTAAGTCTTGATGGTTTGGAACATAAAAACCATTTTTATCGATTAAATCACAATTAGGTAAATCATCATTTTTACCTTTCCACATAGGCTTTCTACCCATATTACCTGCGATCAATGGCCGAACTTCAATATTATTTTTTAGTAAGTTATTAACAATTGAGTCTCTATTTTTAGCCAAAACCGGCATTGCAAAACTAGAAATAAAATTTAAGTCACTAATTTTTAATTTTAGCTCAGTATTAGTTAAATTTTTCTGATATAGTTTAAAGTTACGGTTTCTTTTCATCGTGTACTTGTCTAATTTGTCTATAGCTCCAATACCAATAAAAGCTTGAAGATCTGTAGATCTAACATTTAACCCAGGTAAGTAGAAATTATATAGTGCCTCAAAATCACTACAGTTGTATTTAGCTCTAAGTTCCTGCTGTTTTTGTTTAGGCAAGTCTCTATCCCAACCGTGACTTCTCATCATCAATAATTGATAATAAAAGTCCTCATCGTCAGTATTAATGAATCCCCCTTCAATAGTTGAAAGATGATGGCCATAATACATTGAAAAAAACGAAGCGAATCCAAACGTGCCTAAGTATTTGTCTCTAAATTTAGATCCCATACTTTCACAAACATCCTCAAGTAATATTACGTCATATTTTTTGCATAATTCGGTCACAACATCCATATTAGGGACTAAACCTAATGGTGAAACTAAGATTAGTGTCGAAGGATTATGTTCATTAAATAATTTTTCTAGATGATTAATATCACAGGATAAATCAGATAAGTTACAATCGCAAAGTATCGTTTCGTAGCCTAGAAGAATAGGAGAACTAACATCCGTCGCCCAACTTAGAGCTGGTACCACAATCTTGTTATTTTTTAGCCTACCACTAACTTTTAATGCCGCTAAAGTTAATAATATTGATGATGAGCCAGAATTAACAAATACAGAGTATTTACTACCAATTTTTTTAGCCCATTTTTTTTCTAATTCCCAGGTTAAATTACCTTTTGTTAATTTTGGTATCTCTTTTTGAGATAACCATTTTATTAGTTTTTTAATATCTTTTCGATCAATAGTATCGCTCACTAATTTTATCATAAACTATTTTTAAACCTTCTTTTAATTTTAGTGGTGTAAAGTTGGGAATATATTCTTTCAATTTTGAAATTGAAACATCTTTTCTATATTGACCATCCGGTTTTTTATCATCGAAGATTAATTCGACATCATTTAAATTTGCAATATCTAAAAGAATTGTTGCTATTTCTTTAATACTCAAATTTTCCTCAGTAGAAACATTAAAACTTTCATATATTTCTTCTTCAAGACATTTATAGATAACCCAAGCTAAATCATCTGAATGCATAAATTGCCTCATAGGCGAACCTGTTCCATATAATTTTAAAGTTTTTTTGTTATTTTTTATTAAATCAAAAACTTTTTCTAAAAGAGCTGCAACAAAATGGCTGTTATCACCAAATTTGTCATTTTCCCCATATAAATTAGATGGTATCAAATATTGATATTTAGTACCATATTGCTTATTACAAGCGTCAATTTGTACAGCTAAACATCTTTTAGCGTATCCATACGAAAAGTTTGTCCTCGTTGGAGGGCCAATATGTAACATATCTTCAGTCATAGGGTATCTGGATACAACGTCAGGATATATGCAAGTACTTAAAATACCTATAAACCGTTTAACATTATTAATTCTTGAATGCTCAAGTAATAATGTATTCATCAGCACATTTTCTGAAAAATAATCATACGGTTTATTGATGTTATCAATAATGCCCCCAACTTTTGCCGCTAAATGTATTATTACGTCTGGCTTTAGATCACAAAACATTTTATTAACATCAGAATCTAATGTTAGATCGTAGTCTTTTGATGACAAAAAAATGCCATTTTTTAGAATTCGGCTTAGTGATTTACCCACCATTCCAGACCCTCCTGTAACAACAATATTTTTATATTTCATATGCTAAATTATTTTCCAACCATCACAATATAAATCTTTTGTTCCTAAATGTGAATAATTAGAACCAAACCAAGTTTTAGGTGCTATAACAATTTTGTCTTGATTTTTATTTAGCCAGGCCCCCCACCAGCTAAATGTTGAGTTTGCTATTATATTATTATTGCACATTGACATCAGATACAAGTCTTCATAATCTTTTTCATTCCTAATGAATGTCTTTTTTTCAATAAAATCGAAATTATTTACGCACCATTCAACATCATCAGAAAAAACTAGAAAATGAGTATTTTTAACCATTAACGATACGCTTTCTTTATAAAAAGAAATATCTTGAGAAGGATGAAATTCTGGCATAGTTAAATAATTTCCCCTACGTACATGTATTGAACAAGTATTTTCTGCTAAAATTTTTGAAAATCTATTATTTAAGTCGTATTTTATCTCATTTGGACATTCAAATAATTCTAAAATTTTTGTCTTGTTATGAATAAAATATTTTTCAGATTGAAAATATCCATCAATTATTGATAATGAATTTAGATTTGGGATCTCTTTATATTCAAAATTTAATTCATGGTATTTTGACTTAAAAAAATAATTTTTATCAATAATTATTTTACTTAAAATATTTGATAAATAACTGGATAATGGATTATGTACTTGTTGTACATAATTTGGGTTAATAACAAATCTTGTACCTAAATCTATGGCCTTGGAATATCCAGCAGAGATTTGAAATAGATAATTTCCAAGGCCACCTTTTAAAATTGATGATATCATTAATTTTTAATATATCCAAATATTTTTTTGTACCACTCTATACATTCGTTCAATCCATCTTCTAAATTTATTTCTGGCTTCCACCCTAATAGTTCAAAAGCAACATTATTATTCATAAACCCGGCTTCTGCTTTTTCTTCTCCAACTCTTGGTTTCATATGTACAACAGTGCCTTTACCTATTTTTTTAACAATAAGATCTGCAACTTCACCAACAGTCATTATTTCGCCAGAGCCAATAAACACGTTATCGTTTTGATCTATTTTTTCTAGATTATTTACTGCGGATGCGAATGCTCTGGCGACATCTTTAACATGTACAAGATCAGCATTCTTATTACCCCAAACTTCTAAATTAACGCCTTTTAGCGCGTTTTCAATGAATTTGGGTATAATTTTTATAATTTTAGTACCTTGTCTTGGCCCGTATACGTTAAAAATTCTTAACGCACCTGCCTTAATTCCGTATTTATTCCCATAAGCAAACGCAAATTCCGCCCCAGTTCTTTTAGATATCGTATATGGTGCCAACCATCTAGAACCAACATCAACAGTTAGGATGTCACTTTTATATTTTGCACAGGCTTCATAAACATTTATTGCCCCAGTAATATTTGAATCAACGCATTCTTGTACATGATTCCATGTTTCAGAGGTACCTAAAATTCCTGCTAAATGTATTGTGACATCAGGTCTTATTGTTTCAAACAATTGATCAACACGGGTATAATTTAATATGTCTAATGGATGATAAATTGCTTTACTGTTTTTAGCCCATTCCAAGTTTCTGTCAGCGGCATAAACGGTGTGACCCTGATTTACTAATTCATCAACAACATGGCTACCAATAAATCCCGCACCACCTGTTACTAATATTTTTTTCATTTTAATTAAATTTGATTTATGTTTATTTTTATGTCATTTAAAACTTTTTTATTTATTTCAAAAATATCACTTTGTTTAAAGTGAACTTTACTAGGAACTAAAATTTCATCATAGGTTTTTATAAAATCGTTATAGTTGATTGTATTTATTCCTGATTTACAATAAGGTATCCTACCACACATTAATGTTTCGACTGCTTTAGCTTTATTGTACGTAACTACTTCTGTCCCATGTTCGTTATATCCCGTATCATATACTGCGACACCATTGTATTGTTTAACTTTTGAATATAACTCTTCGTAAGAGTTAACATCCTTATCGACTTTATCTAACTTAAAATTATTAATTCTATTTAAAGATAGATGACCAAATATACAAACATTATTACTATAATCAATATTATTTGTCGGAAACACATCTTCATTGAAGAAGTAGTCTGAAACTATTGTAGGAACTTTAAACCTATCACTAAATTTTTTATCAAAAACCACTACAGCGTGAACTATGCCCATATTAATATATGATTCTAATCTAAGAAAATTATATGGGTCAAAAGTCATAGCGACAATTTTTTTACCATTTAAACTGTTTGTTTTTAACAATTCTAATTCATAATTAGAAAACATGGGTATATCTAACATTAGAATATGCGTAGCTTCTTCAATATTTTTTGTTGTGTTAATAACCTTAGATAATCCACCATCCATATGAACTTTATTAAAATCTAATTTTTGGTTCTCATGTACTGGATGGTAATAATTAAAACTTACCATAATTTAATATTTTATTAAGAGTTCTTTATTAACTAAATCTGTTAACCCATCGATTATATTTATTGCAGGTTGCCAACCTAGTTCATTTTTAATTTTATCGAAGGATCCTATTTGTTTATACAAGTCAAACTGTCTCGGCTCAATAAATTTTATCTGTGAAGAATTATTTGTGCTATCAGTCAAATATTTTGCAACGTCATGTACACTAGTACCAACGTTAGTGCAAACATTATAAATGTAGTTTCCTGATGCAAAATAATGGTTTACACACAATTTTATCGCTTCAACAACATCACTAACATGAACGAAATCTCTAACTTGTGATCCATCTCCTGTAACCTCAGCATAATTATTATTTAATATAGATCTACAAAGTGAGGCAATAACATTAGGGTATTGACCTAATTGAGACTGCCCTGGCCCGTATACGTTAAACAATCTCAAACTAATCGTTGATACATCATTTAAAAGCCCATAATAATTTACAATGTGTTCAGAATATAATTTCTGTGCTGCGTAAACACTCGGAGGATTAGTATATGTGTTTTCAGTTATAACAGCACTTGAACTACCGTATATTGCACAACTTGAGATGTATATAAATTTTTTAAAAAAAAGATCTTTCAATAGATCTAGTGTTGTCATAACATTTAAATTGTGAGCATCAAATATTAAATTGCACTCGGCGGTACGAGCTAAAGCACCACAGTGTATTACAATGTCGTAATCTTTTTTAATCAATGAATCTACGCTATCTTCTTTTTCTAGTCCGAACACATTATGATAAGGCTTTAGAGCCTTGTAAATATTACTTCCGATAAAGCCCTTATAACCGGTTATTAAAATATCCATTATTTTATTTTTTTAAGAAAAATGCTAATTTAGTTTCCCCGTAAAACGTTTTACCTAATCTATATAATTTATATTCATCAATATTTTCCGTTAAATATAAATTTTCGTCAGCAGTTAAAAACTCACTAAGAAATTTTTTGTTATCACCATAATTTTCAAATACCTCAACAGTATTTTTATTACCAACATTGTTACCCATATTATAACCATACAAAGTTGTCGTTTGATTCCAGACATCAACATCGCTAGTTTGTAGATCTTCTACCCAATATTGGCCTTTATTTTTTAAAAATTTGAATAGGACTCCTAGTGATATTTGTTGGTGTTCACATACATGTGATCCATCGTCTATTATTATATCAAATTCCATCGATAAATTATTCATAGCATTAAGTAATGAAGTCCGATCTGACTGATCGACGATCATTGTCTTCACCCTATCATTATCCAAATAAGAATATGAGTTTATATCAAACGCGACTATCCTAGCTTTATGAAAATAATCTTCCCACATTTTTAAACTAGGGCCCCCACCTATACCAATTTCTAGTATATTAATATCTAAATTTCTTAAGGGCTCAAAATATTTGTGATATATTTCTGTATACCCTAATCTGGGGCCATGATGCCCTGTCTCCGGAGCTATTGTTCCTTTATCTGAGGCATATTTATTTGCTAATTCAGTTAAATAATTTGACATATATTAAGTTTTTATTTTATTATAAAGATAATCATCGGGTAACAGATATTTCTTTCCTATATCAAAATTTTTAGATATAAATTCTAGCTTATTTAAATATAACTTCTCATCAATATTTGAAATTATGTTATGTAGATCATTAATATTGTCAAATAATAAGATTCCATTTAAATCAAAAAAATCACCAATAG